TTGAACGCAGTTACTTAATACTATTTAAGCTGCATAAACTGGGGCGGTTCGCCGCCCCAAGTTTTTACTAATATACTTATGGCAAATTTAATAACATTAGCAGAGTACAAAGAAGCAGAAGGTCTATCCAACCCTAAGGATGATCTGCGTCTACAAACTCTTATACCTTCAATAAGTGAATTAGTAAAGACTTACTGTGGAAACTCTTTAGTCGACTATTACTCTACTAACAAAGTAGAGACTTTTAGTATAGACTGGGCTACGAGTGTGGTTCAATTAACAGAGAGTCCCTTAAATACAGTGGTTTCAGTAGAAGAAAGGAGATTATATAATGAAGCGTATGCGACGCTTACTACTGCGAACTTCGACTATTATGTCGATGGAAATACCGACAGTATTATTAGAACTAATAGCGGTGGTCGTACTATTAATTGGGCTACAGGCGTTGGGGCCGTAAAAATTACTTATACCGCAGGGTACGCAACACTGCCTGTAGACTTAAAGTTAGCTGTAATTGACTTGATGACGTATTACTTTAAGAGAGAACATAAAGAAAGAAGAACCTTAGGTGGTGCATCAATACAAAATAGTGCTACTACTAGTCAGGCCGATAATGTAGGATTCCCCGATCATATAAAAAGAGTTTTAGACTTATATAAGACGTACTAATGGCTAAGAAAGACCTAGTAGAAACACTGAGACAAATAGAATCTGACTTATACAAGAGGTCAGAAGACTATAGAAGACTAGTTTCCGACACTAAAGTTCATGTAATAACTTTAAGTAAGTCTGACCTTAAAAAGCAGATAAAAGCTGAAATGCTAGCTAGAGGAGGCTTTAAGACTCTACCTAAAAAATTATCTCAGGTTATAGATAATGGAGCAGATGTTTTATTTAACTATTTAAAAACAGCACTAGATCCAGAGAGTTTCAATGCAAGTACTAGAAAGGCTTTTTATACTTCTCAGTACAAAGCTACTAACGCGAAATTAACAGTAGCTATTGGGGTGAAAGAAGGAAAAGGCACGCGTAGTGTATTCGCTTATTTTAGAAGAATAAAGCAGAGAGCACAAAAGACTTTAGTACAGGATCTTAATAAAGAGATTAAAAAATTAAATAACAGTAATGGCGGCAGGCAGACTCAGATAGATGAAATTAACCCTTCGCAATTTATAGACGTTGGGCACTCTGGAGGTTCTGCTGTTTCTTTACAAAGAAAGGCACAGGTTCAAAAAGCTCTTTTTATGTTTTCATCTAAAGGAGACTCTTCAGTAGCTCCTTTTATTAAGTCTTTAGCTGAAGACTTAGATATAAATATATTTAAGACTCCTGGCAAGCAAAAAGACCATGTAGAAGTTACGTTAGAAAGTAAGAGCCATAATAGAGGCTCTGACGCTCAGAAGCTTAAAAAAGAAGCCGGTAATATAAACGAGGTCATACTTTCTCTTATAGATAAGTTAGATGTTCCTAATTTAAAAGGGTCGAAAAGTAGTATAGAGCATAGAGTAGATGTTATTACTAATGTATTTGCTGATTATGATAAATTGCCTAATGTACGTTCTAATGTAAAAAAGAAAAAGACGAAAAGAACTAAGACCTCTGCCGGTACTAATAGAAAAAGCAAGTCTTCTAAAGGGAAGGCATTCAAAGACTCCACAGCAGCGGGCAAGATTAAATTTGGGGGTAATGAGAGCAGAAAGCAATCTAATATAACATTGTTCGCCCTATTACAAAATCAGTTACCTAGAACTGTAGCTTCTAATATGGGCTACCCCCGATTAGAGAATAGAACAGGTACTTTTGCAAGTAGTGTGCAAGTAACTGATGTTTCACAGACTAGACAAGGCTATCCAAGTGTAGGCTATACTTACCGAAAAGATCCTTATCAAGTATTCGAAGCCAGCAGCGGTACTAGGTTTAGTAGTGTAGAAAGAGACCCAAGAACCATAATTGATGCCTCTATTAGACAAATTGCAGCACAACTAGTTACGACACGTTTATATACAAGGAGGCTTTAATGGCTAATGAAAGACTATATACATCTAGGCGCTCTAATATAGTAGAAGCACTAGTACTTAAGCTTAAGGATATTAATGGAGCGGGTCAGTATCTAGTAGACTTAAATAATCAAGTTTACCCTTTTTTAAAGTTTTGGGATGAGGTAGATGAGTTTCCAGCACTTCACTTAAATGCAGGAAGTGAAACTCGCACCTACCAAGGCGGCGGTTACAAAGATAGATTTTTAGTAATAACGCTTCGTTGTTATGTAAATGAAGAAGGAGCACAAGAAGCTCTTAATAAATTAATGGAAGACGTAGAGACTGTAATAGAAGAAAACTCTAGGCTTGAGTACTCTGACGCACAAAATAACGTTTTTTCAACACAACAAATCACCCTTGTGAGTATAGATACTGACGAGGGTGTTTTGGAACCTCTAGGCGTAGGAGAAATACTTATAGAGGTTCAATATTAGAAAATACTGGCACGAACAAATGTTCACGTCCAAGTCTTTTCAAGATACATAGGAGATAACTATGGCTGATATTTTATATTTTAGTAGGGATACCAAACTCTTCGTAGAGATTGGCTCTGCGGTTTGGGAAATGCCCGTACTAGACGGGTTCAGTTTTTCACAAGGTTCTAACTCTACAGAGGTTACTCTAGCAGAAATGGAAAGTTCTACTGGAGTCTCTCGACGTGGTAGAGCATACTTTAATGACTCTTTGGCCCCTGCTGAATGGTCTTTCTCAACATATGTTCGCCCGTTTAAGTCAGCGGGAACAGGCCCCGGCGCAGTAGATACTGTAGCTAATAAGCACCACGCAGTAGAAGAAGTTTTGTGGGCTCTGATGGTAGGCGACGCAGCATATGCATCTAGTACTTTTACAGGGTTTACTACGGATACTACTGATTCTGATATTACTTTTGCTAACTCTAACAAATCTACTTTGGGAACAGCCAATCTTTATTTTGTAATGGGAGGCACTAACTCTGTAGTCTATAAGTTAACTGGTGCAGTAGTAAATGAAGCAACCTTAGATTTTGATATTGATGGTTTGGCTACTATTAACTGGTCAGGTTTTGCAGCTACAATTACAGAGGACTCTGCGCCTGCTCGTACTTTGTATGAAGATATTACTGCTACTGACAACTTTATCCGTAATCGTCTTACTCAACTAACTATTACAGCAGCAGATACTAGTGTATTCCCAGGAAAAGGAATAGGTGCATTAACAGATACTACTATAACAAATGGTGGCAGTGGTTATACAAGTGCCCCAACAGTCGCATTTACTGGCGGGGGAGGCTCAGGAGCAGCTGCAACAGCTATAATAAGTGCTACAGGTGTAGTAACAGGTATAACTATTACAGCCCCAGGCTCTAACTATACAAGTGCCCCAACAATTGCGTTTACGGGTGGTGCAGGCTCAGGAGCAGCTGCAACAGCTACAATAGCAGACGGTGTCTACAATTTGACTCTGACAGGCGGAAGCGTGACAATTTCAAACAATATGACCTTTATTACTCCCGAGGAATTAGGGACTGTAAACGTACCAGTAGGCCACGTAACAGGTGCTAGATCTGTTTCCGGTAACTTCACTTGCTATCTGAACTTAGATACAACAGGTGGTAATGTAGGAACGTCTACAGACTTCTATGAAGATCTTACAAGCGCAGCAGCTAGAGCTAAGATTACGAACTCATTTGCTACTACCTTTAAGATTGGAGGCGCATCAGGAACTCCTCGTCTTGAACTAGCTATGCCTCAGGCGCACTTTGAGATTCCTTCTCACAGTATTGATGATGTAATTTCTATGGAGACAAACTTCCACGGATTGCCAGTTACTATTAGTGACACCGATGAGCTTACTCTGAAGTATGTAGGAGCGTAGTACCTAGTACTATTCGATAAAAAGGGGCTTCGGCCCTTTTTTTGTTTCACCAACCAAAAATAATTCTTGACATAATACCTGCTTTCTAATATACTATGATTTAATGTCAATTACTAATAAAAGGATTTCAAAATGACAGAAAAAACAACAGTATCGCTAGCTAGTCTGATGACCGCTAGCAAAACAGTATCTATCGACTTTGGTGGGTATAAAGGCATGTCGGTCGATCTCTGCTATTTAGCTAGAGAAGAGCTTGTTAAATTACGTAAAAAGTGTATTACTACAAAATTTAATAAGAAGACCCACCAACCGGAAGAAGACTTAGACGAAGATAAGTTTTTAGTAGAGTACTGTAAAGCTGTTATTAAAGGGTGGAAAGGCTTAAAATATCAATACCTAGAAGAGCTTCTTTTGGTAGATATATCAGACTTAGACCCTGAAGATTGTCTCCCTTTTACTCAAGATAACGCAGAGTTGTTAATGAAAAATGCAACTTCTTTTGATACTTGGGTTACTGAAACAGTTGGTGATTTAGAAAATTTTACGAGCAACAAGTAGACCAAATAACTGATCTACTTGACCGCGCTATAAAAGAAGCTGATGCTTCTTTTGACGTAGAGAAGTATCTAAAACTCTGTGAGCAGTTGGGACAAGAACCAGACCCTGATAAAATGCCGCTGGACGCTTCTGTTTTTCCTGAAGAGGTTCAAGCGGCATTTTTTGTATATAATCTAATGCCAGATAGATGGGAAGGTATGAATGGGGTTTACCTAGGCAAAGATTGGAGTTCTTTTCCAATTATTTGCGACGTTTATTCGTTAAGTAACATAAAAGAAACTTTCTTTTTTGCTAAACTATATGAAACTCTACAAGTAACTTTCAAATCCAAGAAAGCTCACGAAAGACAAAAAGCTGATCAACGAAAGCAGCAGGCTGCAAGCGGTGAAAACTTCACCCATAACGTTACTGGATAATGGCAAAGAAAAAAGTAGTACATATAGACGTAGTGGTGGATGACAAAGGCACCACTAAAAAGATAGCAGTAGACGCAAAAGCTCTTGGTGGACAACTCGACAAGACAGCTAAAAGCTCTAAAAATGCGCAGAAACAAGCTAAGGGCTTAGGACAGCAGTCTGCTAACGGTACAAAAAACTTTTCAAAAATGTCTCAAGGTATTAGTGGGGGACTTGTTCCTGCCTATGCTACCCTCGCCGCTCAAATATTTGCTGTAAGTGCAGCTTTCCACTTTCTTCAATCCGCTTCTGATTACAAAAATCTTATAGAGTCTCAAGAGATTTATGGTGCTATTGTGGGCACAAATTTTGCCGGAATAACAAAAGCTCTGCAGCAGGCTACTAATGGACAACTAAAGTATCAGGAAGCAGCATCAGCAACAGCCATAGGTACCGCAGCAGGATTATCGGGCACCCAATTAACTGAGTTAGCTACCGCTGCTAACAACGCTTCCGTAGCTTTGGGCAGAAATTTAACAGATTCTTTCAATCGTTTAATACGTGGTACCACTAAAGCGGAGCCAGAATTACTAGACGAATTAGGTATTATTCTTAGACTTAAACCCGCCACAGAAGCATATGGCGCATCTATAGGTGTTGCCGCCGAAAAGCTAAGTGCTTTTCAAAGAACTCAAGCAGTAACAAATTTTGTAATTGACGAAGCAGAAAAAAAGTTTGGCAAAATGGGCAAAATAATGAATGAAGATGCTTTTGTTATAGCTCAATTTACCAAGTCTTTTGATGATCTAATAAACACTTTCAAAGTGGAGGTGGTTACTGGTCTTACTCCTGTTTTTAAATTCTTAACACAGAATACTTCGGCATTACTAGCTACTTTAGCTTTGTTTGCTATACCCATTACTAAAAGTATGCTGCCAGCTATGGATGAATGGGCCAAAGGCAGTAAAGAATCAGCAACAACTGCAAGTAATGCATTTACAAAATCTAAGATAGCTTTGTCTGCTCAAATAGAACAGACAAAAGCCTTGACAAGAACGCAAGCAGGAGCAGTAAAGCAAGCTAATAAGTACGCTACCTCCTTAAAAGGTAAGGGAACTATTGGAGGCAGAGACGGTTTCTCCTTCCTAACTGGTAAATCAGATAATAAAAGAGCTCAATTAGCAGCTAAAAGAATACTAGACTCTGCTGAGAAACAAATAATAAATAGTCAGACAGTTATAACAGGAAAACTTGCAGGTTTCAACAAACAGCAGGTTGCAGACTTACGTGCTTCTTTCATTCTCAGAGAGCAAATAGTAGCTAGTAGCTTATCTCGCACTACAAATATGTTTAAAATAGCAAGTGCAGGTATGGTTGCTACTTGGAAAGGCGCCACAGTAGCCATAGTTGGAGGCTGGAAGCTCATACAAAGTGCAGGCGTATTAGCAATAAGAGCTATAGACTTTGCTTTTAAAATCGCGTCCTGGGTAGGTATCGGAATTATGATATTCGAACTAGGAAAAGCAGGTGTCAATGCTTTGTCCGATGCCACGGCGGCTTCTCACAAGATGCGTAAAGAGATAGACGCAACTACAAAAAGAGGTACCGAATTAGTAGACTTTTTAACAAAAGTAAATGAGGTTAGAGCTACCAAGGGGCTATTAGACCTTACTATGTCAATAACTAACTTAGGGAACGCTTTAACAGAACTAGATATGGATCTGTTTATATCTGAAATACAGCAGTTAAATTCCGCTGACTTGAAAAAGGGTTCAGATGAATATGAAAATCTACAATCAAATTTAGCGGCCACTGCAGAACAGCTAAATATATTAGACCCACGTTTCGAAGGATTGATAGATTTGATAAAATCAGGGGCACTTCTTACTCCTGAGCTGGCTGCTGGCTTTAGGCGTATGGCAGTACAAAGCAGAGAGTACGCTAGTTCTTTAGCTCAGTTAGGAGACTTACAAAAATCGGTAACCTCTGACCTGGTAGCTATAACAGGCGCTATAGTTAATGATCCCTTTCAAAAACTCACTAATAGTTTAAAGGCCTATATTAAAGCAAGTGATAACGCTTTAGAGGGTATGTCATCCCGCGCCGAAATTATGGAGAGGAGGAGACAAGCGGATAGAGCGAACGCTTTGACGAAGTATAACGCTTTAGTGCTTGGAGCTGAAAAATCCATGAATGATCCAAACGCAAATTTAGCCCTGCGGAACCAAATCTATTGGAGTGGCCCCGAAGGTAAAGCTAGACTTGAAGCAAACCAACTAGAGTATGATCTTATCATCGATAGACTTGACGCAGAAGCTAAATCAGATAAAGACCAACTATCTTCTCTGCGAAAGAAAAATGCTTTTAATAAAAATTTGAGCGCGGCAATGGAGGCGTCGGAAGAAACTACCAAAGCAAATCAAGATTTAATGTTGTCTAAGAAGGGAGAAATTCTTGAAATAGATAAGCAAGACAACAGTTTTGCAGGTAAAAGAGCTAAGCTTAGTGAAGCTGTTCTCAACGCCGAAAACAAAGTGTTGGAGCTGGAAAATAAAAAAATACAGGCAAATAATGTTTTAACGGCCGCTAAAGCGCAAAGCTCCAAAGCAACTACTGCAGAGAAAGACGAGGCAGGGCGAGCATTTGAATTGGCCGAGAGAAACTATCAGCAAGCAATACAAAAGCTAGACATAGAAAATCAGATTAAAACAATCAAAGACGATCAGCTAACTATAGAAGAAACCTTGTTCGGGTTCGATAGGAAACGCGTAGACCTTCTAAATACTATTGCCAATAAGGAAAGAGCTGTTAGACTCGCAAAAGCAGGGTTAGGGGCGAGCTCAGGAGACGGCAGTGTTGCGGCTTCTAGGTCTTTAAGATTAGCCGAAGAAGAGAGGATACAATCAAAAATAAATGACTTACAGATTGCTAGTAATAAAGCGGCGATTAGCTATGTAGCTATAATGAATGATAAGACAAAAGACGCCGCGGCCAAGCTTACTGCGGAAAGAGCTTATACTAACTCTCAAGTAGCACTAGATAGCGCTAGGGATGACCTACGTATAAGTAAAGAAAGGGAGAAAATAGATAATAACTCATTACGAACTAAAACAATAGACATGCAGTTACAACAACAATCTTTCTCCTTCAGTAAGGCCCAACAACAGATAAATGAAGAAATTTTAAGAAGAAAAAATGCTGGGCAAGACGTTGATGCCGGCACAATAGAGCTTATAACTAACCAGATTATTGAGCAAGAAAAATTAAGTACTGTAATTGCTACCCAGGAAAGACTTAGAGAGGGTTTAACTTCGAGTCTTACTGACGGATTAGACGGCTTAATAACTGGCACTATGACTGTAAAACAGGCATTTGCAAGTATGGCAACGAGTGTACTAAAGATGATCTCTAGAATAATAACAGAAATGCTAGTTGCTCGTTTGATAATGTCTGCCTTCGGCCCCCAGCTTCAGGCAGGAGAGGCAGGTAGTAAATTACAAGGCCCCCCACTACCCCCCGGACGCCGCTATGGCGGGATTACGAAAGGCTACTCCGAAGGAGGAATTGCAAGAGGAAGAAACGCAGGTTACCCAGCAATTTTACACGGTACCGAAGCTGTAGTACCTTTACCTAATGGTAACTCTATACCGGTTGAAATGAGAAATGGTGGCGGTGGTACAAACAACGTGGGTATTACTATAAACATAGACAACAATAATAACGCTCAATCAGAGCAAACGGGAGGCAGCGGTAATCAAGCAGCCGCAATAGGTAAACTAGTAGCAGGCGTAGTACAAGATGAACTACAGAAACAAAAGAGGCCGGGCGGAATTCTTAGCCCATACGGAGCAGCATAATGGCAATAGGATTCGCAGACTTAGGTAACGTTCAAAGAATACCAGATAGAGGGATGTCTGGCCAGGTTACTCCCAATGTTCGTAAAATTTCTTTTGGAGACGGGTACGAGCAACGAGCGGTATCAGGAATTAATAATATTGCAGAAGTGTACAACGTTAGTTTTAACAATCGTCCTAAAGCAGAAATAGACGATATTATTGCCTTCTTTACTAACAAAGCTGGAGTATCGTCTTTCAACTTTACAATTCCAGATACTAATTCGCCTAGCTCAGAGCGCACCATAAAGGTAGTGTGTGACAGTTATAATACTACTTATAATAATAATGACTTTTATAGTTGTAATGGGTCTTTCAGAAGAGTTTATGAAGCATGAGTGATTTAATAAAAGATGTACAAAAGCAAGAGATTACTTCAGGGTATGTTCATCTTTATGAGTTGGAGTATGCCCCAGATTCTTTTGCCAGATTTTATCCAGGAGTAGATGAAGACTCCACCGATGTAGAATTTCGTACCTCTACTGGTGCTGTAGTTTCGTACACTCCTATACCTATGGAGGTGGGTGGATTCGAAGTTTCTTCAGATGGTTCTTATTCTAGACCGGAAGTTACTATAGCGAATTTAGGTAACGTATTTACAGAAGCTATAGGCAATCTTGACTATGAGGATCTAATAGGAAAAAGACTTACTAGAAGGTCTACTTTAGAGAAATATTTGGTAGGGGGTACTGGAGATTCTGGAACAGGCAATGCTCCTGTAGAGTTTCCCAAGTCCGTTTATGTCATAGACAGACTAAAGAGTAGAAATGCTATAGCTATTACTTTCGAACTTGCAGCCCCCTTTGATTTAGCAGGTATTACAGTACCTCGTAGAGTAATTATAGGAGGGTCATGTCCTTTTAAATACAGAGGCGCAGCGCAGTCTGTGTCAGCACAAGACAAAAGAGGAGGTTGCGATTGGGATCAGAATATTATAGCAACTGGAGGAGGTAATCTTTTTATGAATAGATTTGATGAATATATTGTACCTTCCTCATCCTTTACAGCCTACTCAGGAACAGCACTAAAACACGGATACTACAGTGCGACGGAAACACAAGTGCAGTTAAATAAATCTGCAGCACCCACAACTGTTACAGTAACAAACTACTGGCAAGCTATGGCAAACGGTAATACCGCTCCAGCAGATCTCTTACCTACATTGTGGCGTAGAGTACGAGTCTATTCTTCCTACTCTGCATCTACTACTTACTACGGGTATAGGGATACTAGATATAATAATTTTGTACTTAAATCTGGCAAATTATGGAGAATAGGTAAGTTTACTCAGGTAGGCGCAGCACATGATACTGTAAAAGAGGGAGCAAATTGGACAGAAGGTGATATTTGTGGTAAATCTTTGAAATCTTGCTCACTAAGATTTCATGCACTGAATCACTCAACTATTTCTGGAGCAGTTTCGGCAAATACTAATGCGACCGTAGTACTACCTTTCGGAGGATTCCCAGGTGTTAGACAAAAGAGATAAAGAGATAGTTAATGATTTATTTGAAGTGTACCCAGAGGAAGGATGCGGTTTATTAGTAAATAGAAAAGGAAAGTTATATTGGGAAATGTGTACAAATGTAGCAGAAAATCCTTTAGAAGACTTCGTAATAGACTCTAAGGAGTATCTAAGAGCAAGCTTATCGGGGACAATACATGCTATAGTTCATAGCCACCCTGACGCATCCCCTTCTCCCAGTGAGAGTGATATAAGAGCTAGCAATTTTTTACAGATACCTTACATCATATATTCGTTACCCGAAGTAGATAAATACGTACATACTCCCGAAACAGAGAGTAAGCCTTTACTAGGGAGAGATTATACCTTTGGCGAACAAGACTGTTACTCTTTAGTAAGAGATTATTATAGGCAGACATATGATCTAATTCTTCCCTCTATAGTTTTTGAAGATGACTGGTGGGATAAAGGATTCAATTACTTTGACGACTTATTTGATTCGTACGGGTTTGTAGAAGTAGAGTCTCCTGAAATAGGAGATGTACTTATTTTTAAAGTATTCTGTCATGTACCTAATCACTGTGGAATTTACACAGGAGAAGACGTATTTATGCATCACGCAATTAACCGTCTCTCCTGTAAAGAGTCCCTACACTCAGGGTGGGGCAAGCATATATCAAGGATAGTAAGATGCAAAGAGTTTATCTAAATGGAAGCATAGCACAGTATGGAGAAGTCTGGGAAACAGACTGTACTAATATAAGGGATATTTTTAAGTTAATAGATTGTCAGACTCCAGGTTTTCGCAATTATTTAGTGGAAGCTGCAAACGCTGGAGTAGGCTACGAAATACAAAGAGCTGGAGAGTTTTTAGAGACGGAAGAAGAGCTTTTATTATCTTTAAATAACGAAGATATTATTATAACGGAAGTACCTGCAGGTTCTAAGAGCGGAGGACAAAAAATACTAGCAGCAATCGCGATAATAGCCGTGCTAGTTATTACAGGGGGTACTGGTGCTGGCGGATATTTTGCTGCGTTTAAAGCGGGTACACTGACTGGCTTCCAACTAACCGCTACACTCGTTGCAGTAAACTTAGCAATAGGTGGTATTACTCAGCTGTTAGCCCCCGGCCCAGAAAGTGATGAAGCAACTCCTGAGTCCTATCTATTTAATGGGCCCTCTAATAATATAGCACAAGGTCTTCCCGTACCTGTAGCATACGGAGAATTAATAGTAGGTGGAGCCCCGATAAGCTTTTCTTATAACGGACAGCCCAAAACAGGATATAATAATTCCACAAGGATAGACATCGGCCACGTAGGTCTAAGTTAGATACTACATAGGAGTAGAGAATGGCATATACATATGAAAATCAGCATGCAACAATAGTAGATCTAATAGCTGCCGGAGAGATAGGCGGTCTTGTTAATGGGTTAAACAGCGTATATTTAAACGGTACAGCATTATTGCCCGACAGTTCTAGAAACTTATTAGGTAAGTCAGGAATAGCTTCAGTTTCGGGTACTTCAGTAACAGATGCTGCTGGGTTATTTAGTGGTGTTAGTTTATCTGATGGTGATAGATATTTACAGATAAAAGGAGCGGGCCCCTCTTCGACCACTAGTGCCCAGATTTTCCCAGGCACTAATAGAATAACAACGGCCAGTTCTTGTTTCTTAAACAAGCATGCCACAGAGGTCACGGGTAGCCCTTTAAATTATTTAAGTACTGCGGCCCATAGGATACGTATAGCTGGAGCGGGGCTCAATGGAGCAGAGTACTCTGGCATTATAATCACAGTGAACTCCACTACTAGTGCTCAGATTTTTCCTCCTGTTAGTACCACTGTGGCTTCCGGGGCTGCGGTAACTATAGATGATCTTGTAAAAGTTACTGCGGTGGCTAATGCTAATACAGCAACATTACAAACTGCTGTATCAACTTCTGTTACGGCAGCAAAAGTTACCTTGTCTGGAGTAGGGGTTATATCAGCAGAGAATCAAGACTTAGGAGAGTTAGCCTATGATAATGTTTCTGCCCAAGTATACAAAGGTACTAGAAATGGTATATCAACAAATAGTCCTAGGGGCGGAGCACAAACAGCTAATTTTGTTATTGCTTCAGGACAAGCACTGAAACTTGTATCGGGCGTAACTACGGGCTACGGGTCTGGCAGTCAGAGTCCTGCTGCAGGAGCTTTGACTTCGGGGGGTTTAAGTTTACCCCAAAACAGCGCACAGGAAATAGATAGAGTAAGAGTTAACATAAAGTTTCCTGGGGGTCTACGCCACGTTGGTAGCGAGAAGGGCCAAGATGAGATGGCTTTTGCTGAGTTTCAAATTGTTCTAAAGTATAAAACAACAGAGAATGACCCTGAACAAGCGGTTTTGGTACACGGAAAAGATTATGGCGGTACTAATTTTTTAGACAACGTTCCCAACTGGAATACAGGAACTATTACAAGTAACTATAAAAGAATTGCTATAAGCTCTTATGCAAATGCACTCTCAGACGGGACTGCAGGTGTTCGTATAGCGGGAGGCAACACAGGTATTATCAGAAAAAAGGGAAATAATCCCCCTTTTGTAGCTACTTTTGACGTTGATTTGAAAAAATTTCAACCGTTTAGCTCCTGGTCTATAGAGGTTAGAAGGCTAAGCCCAGAAGATGCTAAATCTTATGCATTCTCTGAAAACGTCAGCCTAACAGCAACTTTAGACTCTTTTGACTGTATTATTGAAGATAAATTTAATTACCCAACTTCCGCTCATAGCATTATTAGTTATTCTGCAGAAGATTTTCAACAGGTGCCTAGCAGAGCTTATCATATATATGGTAAACTTGTTAAAGTACCGTCTAACTATATTCCTAGGGAGGAATCATCTACTGGAGTAGCCAAATATACTAGAAATTCTTCAGGAGTCGACACAGGTAGCTATGTTCCTTGGAGTGGACAGATGAGAGGAGATTACTCTCTTTCTCCTGCTAATGTAAACTTCAGAAAAGTTTACACTAATAATCCTGCTTGGATATTTTATGATATTCTAACAAATCCTGATTATGGATTAGGCGAGTTTTTACTTGAGTCAGATATAGACAAATTCTCTTTATACCAAATTGCTAGATACTGCGATGAGCTAGTGTCAGACGGTAAAGGAGGCTTAGAACCCAGGTTTACTTGTAATGTATATATCGCACAAGCATCAGAAGCTTATAAAGTCATAAAAGACCTAGCGAGTAGTTTTAGGGGTATGCTAGGCTGGATTGACGGCCAAATCACAGCTATTCAAGATTCTCCAAAAGAAGCTGTATACACGTTTACTAAGGGCAACGTCGAAGAAGGCCTATTTGAGTATACCTATACCGGGCAAAGAGCGAGGCCCAACCAAATAAACGTTACTTATAATAACCCTGATGAATTTTATAAAAAGACGGTATTAACAGTAGAAGACACTGCGAACATAATTAAGCAAGGAAAAATTGTTGGCAGAGATGTTGTTGCTTTCGGGTGTACTTCCGAGAGTCAAGCTCGTAGACTAGCGCAATGGAACTTAGCTACTGACACTCAAGAAACAGAGGTAGTCTCTTTTACAACCGGAATAAATTCCTCCTTCTTAAGACCTGGAGACATTATAAATGTTCAAGACAAGGACATAGAAGGAGTAGAGCACAGTGGAAGAGTGAGTACCGGTAGTACTACTTCGGCAGTAGTACTAGACAGAGAAGTAGATTTCGGAGAAGGCAGTACAGTAGGAACAAGCTGTAAACTAACTATTATTTTTCCAGGAGCAGCAGTATACTTAGCTCAAGAAGCTGCAGCTACTATTGGCAGCGGGTCAAGCCCCCCTTCATACACACGAGGATCTTTTTTACCTGAAGTCCGAGATAGTGGGGGCAACTTAATAGACTTAGTTAATAATCCTCCCAGTATATCTGATGTAACTGGCTATTTTGACAATGCAGGTAATAATATAGTAGTACAGTACTCAGGAAGTAGCCGTATAGAAACTAAAGATATAACAAACACAGGTACTACTGCTACTACTATTACTGTAAACGGAGCTTTTTCACAGGCACCCTTACAAGACTATATCTGGGCAATAATTTCAGACGATGAGTCGTCAGAGACTGTAAAGAAATTTAGAGTTGCAGGATTAGCTGAGGATGAAGAAGGAAAATTTTCAATATCAGCGACTGAGTATGAAGAGACTAAATTTGACGAAATTGATTTTTCAGTACCTATATACACCACGGGGTATACTCCTGTAACAGCAGCAGGGGGTGCAGTGCCACCTCCTTCAGGAGTATCTGTAGAGCTAGTACCTGTAGGAGCTGTATCGGCAGATGGCAATTTTAACTCTTATAATGCCATTGTATCGTGGACACCTCCCACAGAGGCTATTGTAGATTCCGCAAATGTTTCTAGCACAGTTACTTATAGATTTGTAGAAAACTATGAAATTTCTCACGACTTAGTTAATGAAGGCTCCAGTTACTTAAATATGAAAACAGAGATAGCAGAAAAAGGTGCTACCTCTTTTACTATATATAATGTTTCTGGAGGCGACTATACAGTAAAAATCAGAACAGTCAATACTTTAGCTGCTAAGTCTCCTTGGAGAGTTTCATCTGGAGAACTATCTGCAGGACTATTCGGGGATACAGCTATACAGCAAATAGCAACAGGCGGGAGTCTGAGTGCTCCGTATACTTTTGATCAAACAGCGGGCACTTTTATTATCAATGCTAAAAACTTTGATATAACTCCTCCTAATTCAAATAAGGTATCTTTTTCCTCGGCCACTGCACTACAGCGTACGGAAAGCTTTAGTGGTATGTCTACATCTGATACTGTTTATTTATATTTTGACACAAGCTCTGCAGCACATCCTTTACGAAGTTTTGTACTTCATACAGATGAAGTCGCACAGGACGCAGATGGAAATGACTTAGATATATCTTACTTTAAAGAAAGAGGAGCTGCAAATAACGGACTAACTACGGTTACAGGAACCGTATCTATAACTGTAGCCTCTAATACTGTTACGGGGTCAGGAACTTCATTTACAGATTTAGCAGTCGGTACTCTTATAAAAGTAACGTCCGGTTCTTCTATAGGCACTCAAACAGCTGCCTCTGAGTATAGAACTATTTCAAAGATACTTAGTGATACTTCTTTAGAGGTAGTGGCTCCGTTTACTCGTACACTTTCAAGTGCATACATATATAGAACAGCGTTTACTACTAGCAGGAAGGAAGACTGTATACTAGGTGAAGTAGCGTACTCTGGTAGTAGCTATACATTTACTCCTTTCCTGAGTACGGACCAACCTTTAGGAGGCTACTCAGTATTTATGGGTAATGAGTCTCACGTATTTCAAGCCGACCCTCAGGGCAACGTGCAGTCTTTAACGGGTGCAGATTTTCAGATAAATGTATTTAACGGAAATGTACGTTACTATTTAGACAGTTCAGCAAGCCCTGCTGATAATACCTACAAATTAGGTACTATATCGCAGAATCCTTCTAATGGTTTAACAGTATCTTCAGG